AGGGGGGTCTACCCAATACAGGGGGGGGAAATAGAAGTATCTAAATAGAAGTTAAATAAATAGAAGAATCTAAATCGAAGACGCGCGCGAGGCGCGGGGCGTGAATGATTGCGACCTACCCCCCCCCGGTGCTATGATGAAAACCTAAACCCAAACACCCGGCTAAAAATTTATGGAAGGATTACCCCTCATGAGCATTAACTCAATCCTGGCAGCAGGATACGTTACCCACAGCCCCGCCGGTGAACCTCTCACCACTGCACAAATGGCAACCCTGAAAGCCCTTGCTTTCTGCACGGGCGAACACTCTAACGCTTGCTACCCCGCCGTGCAGACTCTCCGAGAAATGACCGCCGTTAGCGTGAACACGATCCGCGCGGCCTTGAAAGACCTTGAAGCTATGGGCTTTATCACCCGTACCCGCCGCACTGGTACTTCCACGGTCTACACCTTGCAGATTGATGCTATGCGTGCCGTACACCGCCGCCGCCGCTGGACTAACACCGCTACGGCGGGCGACCCGTACACCGTTACCGACACGGTAACCGTTGTAGAAGAGCTTCCTATCGAGGAACAGTCGGTAAATGTCAAGCGCATCAACTTTGCAGAAGCCCCGGTAGAGGCACCCGAACCCCCGGCGACCGAACCCGTACCCGCACCGGTACAGGCCGAGCTAATCCCCGCCGCCCCGGTCAAGAAGACCAAGAAGCGCAGCACCACTACCGCCGCGCTTGATGAAGCGTTCAACGAGTTCTACAAGCAAGCGTACCCGCGCCAAATGGAACCACTCAAGGCACGCCGCGCGTTTGAGAAGGCTGTGAAGAACGGCGCAGACCCGCGCGAAATTATCGAAGGCGCCCGCCGCTTTGCCGCCGCTACCGCCGCTAAGGGTAAAACCTATATCCCCTATCCCGCTTCGTGGCTAAACGCGGGCGGCTGGATGAGCAAGGCGGGCGACATCGCCCCGGTTGAACCTACCCCGTGGCAGAAGAAGACCGCGCGCATGGTGCAGTCAATGCAGGCCGCCGCCGTAGTGAATAACGCCCCCGCGCTTACCGGGGCACCCGCTACCGCGCCCGCCGCTCCGCTGGCTATCGAGCCTGGATACATCTAAGGGGTACGCCGTGAATAAGCAGGAATGCATGACGTTCTACGCACAGGCCGCTAAGGTTGATAGCCGCCTCCCTGATCGTGAAATTGATGAATTTGATGCGTGGGAAATGCTTCTAGCGGATATTCCCCCTAGGTTCGCGCCTATGATTTTTCGCGAGATTTACCGCCGCGTGCAGGTTCAGCAGCTACAGCCGGGGCATATCGTCGAGGCCTGGGAAACTGTGCGTAAGAATGTGAACGCGGCTATTGCCCGGTGTCAGTCTTTCGACAAGCGCACGCGCGATCTGGACGTTTCCGAGCGTGAAGATGCTGAGAAATTTAATCAGTTGGTCGAGTTGCATAACGCGGCTGTGGATTCGCTACCGCATGAGGTAGCGGCGGCCAATGGGTTTACTCGCAAGGAGCCGGTACCTGTACCGGGTGAACGCAAGCCCGCACCCGCCCCGGCGTGGTTTAAGTCACTGCAAAAAAGTTAGGTTCTGGGTTGCGCTGGGCGCTCCATAAGGTTTATAGTATAAATGTAAGGCAAAGGAAGCCTTACGAAGACACCCAAACCGAAAGGAAAACCGAGATGTTCGGCCTCACCGTAAACCCCGCAAACGAAAACTACATCACCGCAGACCTGGGCGGCGACACTACCAACGTAAAGCTTCTGATTTGCCCCGATTACGTGGCCGGTACCCACTACGTGATGATTGACCACAAGAGCGCTATGAAGCTTGCAAACCCCAAGAAGCCCGGAAAGTGGATTCAGGAACTCCGACAGGGACTACGGCAGCACAACGGCGCGGCTCAGCTCTGGAGCACCACGCCCGAACCCGGTAAGGGTGCGCTAGTCACTGCATGGAAGACCGAGGGCGCGGTTAATTATCTCGACCTTGATAACGTTATCCGTGCTATCGAAGACCGAGCACCGGATAGCCACAAGGCTAACGCGGCTATCCTCCGTGACCTTGAACGTGAAGTCTTGAAGAACTTCTAACCCGCCGGTTACCGGCAAACCAAGCCCCGCCCGCTAACCCCGGGCGGGGCACACACCACCGAAAGAAGGACATGATGAAGAACCTCATCACCCGCTACCCGCGAACCACCGGGTACACGCTCATAGCAGCTCTACAGCTCACCGTTTTTTTCACCGCAATTCTTGCAAATAAGCTAGAAGCGGCGCACGTCTCAAACGTGATTCTATCCGTGATTATCGTTTGCTGTGGCTTTGAAATTGACATGCTCAAGCTTGAGAAGAAAGATGCCCGCCGTGAAAATTAACACTCTCATGCGCCGCGCGACCCCCGCGCCCGCCCCCGGAACCGACGAATGGAAGCAAAAGATTACCGCCTCCAAGGTTGCATCTGTAGTGTGTAAATCCCCGTGGACTTCTAAATTTGCGCTACACGCTGAGATGACCGGCCGCTACGAATCCGACCCGATCAACCCGGCGGTACTGGAAGCCGGCAACTTGCTGGAACCGGCGGTAGCTGACTGGTACGCGCTGCACAACCCCGGCGTAGAAGTGCGAGAATGCAAGAAGCGCAACACCCCCGTATGGTGGGTAGCGCGCGACAATGAAGACTTTGCCGCTACCCCCGACCGTATCCTAGTCGATAAAGCGACGGGTGAAGTTACCGCGCTACTTGAAATCAAGACCGCGCGCGTCGCCTCCGAATGGGGTGAAGAAGGTACCGACGAAATCCCCGAGCACTACCGACTACAAGCGCTTTGGCAGATGAAATGTACCGGCGTAAAGACCGTTATTTTTGCTGTGCTACATGCCGGGCTGAGGTTCGCTACATATCGCGTGGACTGGGACGCGGCGGCGGTTGAGGAGCTTACGGCGGCGGCTGTGGATTTTATGGACGCGGTACGCACCGGAAAGACCCCCGATTATCGCGAGGAACCGGGCGCGTTCTCCACCTATGAGGTGCTTAGGTATTATTTCCCTGAGTGCAACGGCGAGGCTGTGATGTTAAGTGATGATCTGGTCTACCGCACCCGCCGCGCTAAGCGCCTAAAGCGATTGGCCGCGCGCGCTGAGGATATCGTCAAGAATGAGCTAACCGCCGTTATGGGGAACGCGAGCGCGGGCGTTGATTACGCGAACCGAACCGTAGCGCGGCGTTCACAGCGCAAGACCCCCAAGGGGTTTAGCCGCCCGTGGGTGACTATGGTCTAGGCGGCGCGTGATGATTGACCTAATCAACAAAATTTCATACACGGGTTTCTATGCCTGGCTAATCGCGACCGTACACCCGCTAATCATGGTTGCCGCCGTCTCGATTCTCACGCTAGGCTCTACCTTTTGGTATGCCCGGCGTTTGCAGAAGATGCGGGATGGTGGTTCAGTTGATGCCCATATGTTTATAGCCGTGGTGTTCCCGATCTGGTCTATTGCCGCTGGGTGGGTTACGTCTAATTGTTTCCGTGCCAACGGTGTGAATGAGGGTGAACCGCTAATCGTGGTTAGCGCCGTAGCCTGGTTCCTCTATTTCCTGGCTGGAATGGTGGGTATTGCTCTGGGATTCAAGGAAGAAAGCGAGTGACATGTTTCACTGTATTTTCTTTAATTCTCGCTTGCGTTGCACACCCCATAAGGTTTACACTATAAATGTAAGGCAACGAAGACCTTACGAGATACCCAAACCGAAAGGAAAACGAATCATGGAACTCACCGCTAAGGACTTCACCGCACAGCTGGCCGCAAAGGGCTACACCCCCATCATGTATCTCGACGTGGATAACGGCGAACAGCCGAACACCGTACAGTTCACCACCGCTATTAGCTTTAGCAGTGAAGACGGTATCGAAGACTTCCGTAATATCGAGGAATACCACGGCATCACTTGCGAGAAGTACGAAAACCTGGCGTTCTTCACGAAGACCTACCCGCTGACTGAAAAGCAGGTTCAGGAAATCGAAGACGGTTACGACCCCGGCAACGCAGAGCAGGAAGAAAAGTTCTTCGAGGCATTGCGTAACGCTCTGGAAGAAATCGGTATCGACTTGGATGATATTAAGGTTCACTCTAGCTAAGCACCGCACAGAAACACCGATAGACCCGCCGGGCGGCGGCAACTTCCGAATACCCACCGCCGCCCGGCCTTTACCACCACCGAAAGGAACCTACACCGTGAGCACTGAAATTCAGTCATTCACAGGCACCGCGCTACAGGTCAAGAATGATTTTGTAGACCCCATCAAGAACGCTATCACCGGCGCACTACCGCTATTCATGCGTGAAGACTCCGACGCATGGATCAGGGGCGCGATTCTTGAGATTAGCAAGACTCCGCAGCTTGTCCAGTACGCCAAAAATAATTTTCCAGCGTTTGCAGGTACCCTAACCCGTGTCGCCGCGCTAGGTTTGCCACTAAACAGGGATATGGTCTACGTGCTCCCCTTTGCGTCTAAACAGGGGATGCAGGCAAACGTCATCATGGGCTGGCGTGGTGAGCTTGAGCTGATTTACCGCGCGGGCAACGTTGAGACGGTACACCATGAAGAGATCTTTGAGAATGACCGCTACGAGTGGAGGGACGGCGCGCCGCGTCTCATCGCCCCCGCCCCGGAAGGGCAGCGGGGCAAAATCAAGTATGCCGTAGCGTGGGCTGTACTAAAGTCAGGAAAGACTAGCCAATATGCGGTTGTAGCGGCCGACCGTATCGCCGCCGCAAAGAAAGCATCACGCGGCTCTAGCTCACCGTCTAGCCCGTGGGTGCAGCACGAGGTAGCAATGTGGCGCAAAACCGCAATTCACGAGCTGGCTAATTTCGTAGATTCGAGCGTAGAGGAATGCCGCCCGGAACGGCTGGAAGCAATGAAGACCCGCGCCGCCCTAGCGCTGGACGTAGAGCGCGCCAAAACCGCGCGAATGGAAGCCGAAAACCGCGCCCTGGAACTCAAGATTAAGCTAATGGAACTGGAACAGAACAAGAAGGAGAAGAGCTAATGACGCTGGACGCGAACCGCGTAGACCATGTGCGCAATTTCGATTTTTCAAAAATCCCTAGCGGCTGGTCATGGCTTGCTGAACGCATGGTGCGATACGCAGCATTGCACGCCGATTCACGCGGCGTACTGAACATCAACCGGAAAACTTTTTTTGCTGAGTCAGTCGGTGAAAAGAGCGCACAATACGAGGCAAACCTAGTCAACGCGATTAACCGCAAGGTGGACGGAGTTACATTTTCTACCGTGGGACGCGGTTCAAGCGCCCGCCTTGTAATCGTCTTTGATGACGAAAAAATCAGTAAGAGCATGGAAAAGAAGGATTAGAATATGTCTTCGTACACCGTATTTAAGGGCAACCTTGGAGCCGACGCAGAGCTAAAGACTTCCAAGGGTGGCACCCCGTACCTGAGTTTCACCGTCGCCAATTCTACTAACCGAAAGTTGGATAACGGCGAATGGGAAACCACTAACACTACGTGGAAGCGCGTAACCGCCTGGGATAACCTGGACGCTCTCACTCCGCATCTCAAGAAGGGCGCGGGCGTGCTGGTTGAAGGCTATGAGGAATTGCGCACCTGGCAGAAGGAAGACGGTAGCGAGGGGTACAGCCTGGACGTGACCGCGCGTTGTGTCGCCGTGATCCCGCGCGTCCCGGTGCAGACTAACCCGGTTCAGGGTTACCCGGCGGCGACCAATGCACAGGTTCAGCAGCAGGGATACGCACAGGCACAGCAGGCACAGCCTATGCAGGGTGGATATGCGCCGCCCGCTAACGCCGCGCCGCCCGCTGGTTATGCCGCCGCCGCTAACGCTTCGAGCGGATGGCCTGGATACGATTCAGGGGCGACCCCGTTCTAACCCCTAACCCGAAACCCCCGGTGATTTTTCGCCGGGGGTTTCGGCGTATCTAGGGTGCGAAAAAAGTTTAAAAAATCTTTGATTCTGGCTTGCTTTCCACCCTCCACAAGGTTTACACTATAAATGTAAGGCAACGAAGACCTTACGAGATACCCAAACCGAAAGGAACCCCAATGCTGGAGTACTACGAAATTCAGGAATACGTTACCGAGGTAGCAGCAGGTAGCTACCCGTTCCGAGTAATCGACGCAGTAACCGCCGATATTTTCGAGCGTGATATAGCCGTCGAGATGGAAGACCTCAAGGCTTACCCGCGAACCCGTGAACTTCTCAAGATTCACAACGCGGCCTAACAACCAACCAACTAAGCCCCGCCCCTAACCGGGCGGGGCACCCCCAAACTTCATCATGACAAATCAGTTTTACAAAACAGAGACATGCTCACAGTGCGGTAACCCCTGGGAAAAACCCGATATAGTCAATTGCCGCCGGTGCAAACAGCGCGAACTCAAACGCGCCCGAACCCGCCGCAAAAAGGCAGAAAAAGCGGATGAGCTAGAGCGCAAACGCAAAAACAAGGAATGGGCAGCAACCCATTGCTACATATGCGGTTCGCTCATGGATAATCCAGACCCTAAGTGCTACCGGTGCCGCGAACGCATGAAACGCCGCGAAAAATGGCTAGAACGCCGTAACGAACGCATGAAACCGAACGACCTAAACAACCTAGAAGGCGTAAGGAAGTTCCTACAGGCGCGCCGCCGCCGCCTCAACCAAGACCCAAACACCCCCCCCATCGAAGGAATCGACACATGAAAACCCCCATCACCGGGCGACCCCTAACCATCGTCGCCGCCGCGCTCGCAACCGTACCGACCGGCTTTTTTCTCGCCGCGCTCATCACCGGCGGCGGCGTAAACATCATTAGCTCAATTATCACGCTAGGCATGTACTGGCTAGGCGTGGGAATCGTGGCTATTTTCGAGACCAACCCGCGCCCCGCACGAACCAACCGAGAGGAACACTAAATCATGAAGATTATCGACTCCAAGACCCGCCGGGGTAGCGGCCACAACATGCACCGTATCACCGTGGAATTTGCGGACGGGCGCAAGGTAAACGCCGTGCTGTACAGCGCACCCGTGAACGGTGAATACAAGTGCTACATCTCGCTTGTTGCAGCGTGCAAAATCGCCGGTGTGAGTGAAGAGAAATACCGTGACTATGTGCGCAATTGCAAGCTTGAGACCCCGTACACTACGGTTCCCGCCGAAATTAACGGGACTCTGCAAGCGCGAAAAATGGTGTTTACCCGCGCGTTTGATATGGCCTGGTTCTTGAGGCATCAGAGCGAGGAATACCGGGATATTTGCGCATGGTTCTACTCTATCTCCTCATCTATTCTTGATGCCGTCATCGACTTTGACAGTGCCATGAATCCGGTAGAGGCTAAGCGCGCCGGGCTTCTCTCTATCCCTGTAGACGAACCCGCCCCGGCCGCGCCGGTTACCCCGGTTAGTATCGACTTCGACGCTACCGGCGGCATCGAGCAGCTGAACCGCATCATCTCAAGCCTTGATGTGCCCTATCAGGTTCGCGCGCGTGCCCTGAGTATCCAGAATGATTTTAGTCAGCTGGCTAATACTATTGACATTTTGAACACTACCGGAAAGGCGGCATAAAATGCGCATGACTCGACAGGTCATCAAGCTCACGAGCTACCGCTACGCAATGACTTTTAACATTGAGTTTGATTACGACAAGCCCGGCGACCGGCGCGAAAAGCTAGGCGCGGCGCTCCGCTCTATTATCGGTCTGCACGACCTGAACTACAAAGCAAGTCAGGCGATTAAGAAGACCGGTAGCGGCGAATCAGCCCGTGAAGTCTGGAGCTATGAGGTGCTGGAGACTGAGGATATTTAGCCGAAAAAATTTCTAAAATTTTCTTGGTTTCAGCTTGCATACGCACTCTAAATAGGTTTATACTATAAATGTAAGGGAAACAGAGAGGAAAACCTCAAAACCTTACAGACCCAAACCCGAAAGGAGCCTAGCAATGCTGGCACGTCACGAAATTCTCGAATCCCTCACCACCGCAGCACACGGCGAAATCGCACCCGCCGTTCTGGAAGCCGCCGCTACCGAAATCTGGGAAAACAACAACTTCGAGACTATGGCAGACTTCGAGGCCTACACCGAAACCTGGGAAATCGTCGCAAAGCACGACGCTAAGTAACCCCTAACCCAATACGCCCCGCCCTTAACCGGGCGGGGCACCAAACACCAAACCCAAAAGGAAAACACGAAATGGCAATGTCTTACGCAGAGGCCAAAATCTGGAATGATGAACACCTCCCGATCTTGAACCGTATCGGTATCACAACGGGCGTACAAGATGAACGGTACGGCGACCCCGCCGGTGCATCTGTCGTAATTGTCTACACGGTACACGGCAGGCTTAAGCGCGCGGCTGATCTAATGTCAAACGACCATAGCGAATTTGCCCTAGCAGTCGCCGCCCGTCTGAAAGAATTTGCGAGTATCGGCGGCAAATACGAGCAGCAGGCCGCCGCTTCAAACCTAGCAATCAACGAGCACGGCGACGAACCGGGCGACGCATGGCTAATCACCCGCTCTACCGACGAAACCGCCGCGCTGCACTTCTTCTATCTTGAAGACTCGACAGGTGAGGAATGGCTTAGGGGCGGCAAAGTCTATTTCTTCCGACGCAAGAACACCAATGACTAGCCCGGTTTGCGCTCGCTGTGGATGCCCCGCGACCGAGTACACCCCATCATGCAGGGCGTGCTACATGCGCCGCCGGTACCGCGCCAGGGCACCACAGAAACCCGCCGCTACCCGGCAACCCGTCTACACCGGCCGCGTTGCCGGGCGGGTACCCACCCTAAACTCACTGATACCACCACGAAAGGACACGGAATAATGGAAGCACTAGGACTTTTCCTCATCGTCTGGTTCGTATTCATGATCTGGAACATGAACAACTAGGAAGGCACCCAATGACAGAATATTCACGCGATAAACTCTATGTGCAGCTTGAAGCGCTCCGAACCACCCTAGAAAACGCGGTAGACGCAGGCGATATCTACGAACAGCCCGCCCGCGCCCTATGTGCTCACCTCTGGGAAATCGAAGAACACGCACGCCTCAAGGAACGCCTAACCGCCGCCTACCCCAAACCACGCACCCGCAACCACTGGAAAGGAACCCGATAATGACCGCTAAGACCATTCCCACTAAGTACGAGATCAACCCTGGCGAATGGGTAGATATTGAAGCCGTATTTGACAGGCACCCCGCCCTAACCGACCGGAGCGGCCTGCTCGAGCTGGAGCTACACCCTGACGTTATCCGTAATCGCGTGGCATCGGCAAAGACCGGCGAAGTAAAGGACGTGTATACGCCCATCGGTTTCACGCTCAAAGTTAGCGGCGCAAACCTAAGCGCGCTCATCAAGATTCTCAACGCCGCCCCGGTAAACGGCGACCCCTTGAACGTGACCGTGAACCTTGACATGGACACCTCCGCAAGCAACCGTGCACACGAGCAGATCACCCGCTACCTTACAGAAATTGGAGGAAACCCCACCCTGAGCAACATTGCCGCCGGGTACATCTATCATGTCGATAGCCTCAACGGTCTACAGGTAGATGCAGCAGGCCGCGAATACGTAGTTAGCCGAATCACCACGCTCACCGGAAGCTACCGACAGAAAGACGTCACCACTCCCACGGTTCGCGAAACCCGGTTCATTGTACCCACGCCCGAAAGCTCCGTCATGTTCTGTGCAAAGGGCAAGGAGAAGCTCTACGAATTTGTAGGTGAGGAATACGGCGGGTACCGCATCGTGAAGGCGTTCAAGCCCGAGGGCGACGCACTCTACGGCGGCGTAATCCTGGAACGAATCGAAGGAGGAGATGACTAATGACCGACACCACACTAAAGCTAACCGAGGCTTTCAATCGGCACAACAGCCTCTACAACGCATTGCTGGGAAACCTCAAGACCCTAACCACCGCACACGCTGAGGAAGTGACCATCACCCTAGACGCGGGGCACGTACGGGCGCTAACCCGAATCCTAAACGCCGCGCCACTCGACGGTGACCCGCTGAACACCCGCGTAAACGTCGAAACCGATATCGACGCATGGGAAACAGATGCATCAAAGATTAACCGATACCTGGAAGATAACGATTGGGAACCGACGCTAAATAACGTGGCCGCCGCGTTCATCTACACAGAAACCGACTTCTCACAGCTTGACATCAACCTACAGGGAAAGGAATACCGCGTAACACGTATTGATGCCGTATATCAGTACACCGGCGACGGACAGGGACGCGGCGACGGGTACACGAAAATTATTACGGTCTCGCCCGGCTGGGACGAATACCCTAACTTCAACTTCTACGGAACCAACCCGGAAAACGTAGAAGGCGAAGAGCACAAGGCGGCTAACGCCCGCGCGCTTAGCTACTACGAACCCGACCATGTGGCAGCACTAGGCGGTATCCTCATGGAACGCATTACCGACTAACACCACCACCACGCGGGGCGACGGCAACCACACCGCCGCCCCGCCCAACCCGAAAGACAAAGCGCAGAAATGGATATGACCGAACTACGCAACCGGCTAGGTGAAGCATTGCACCGCGCCGCCCGCGCAGGAAAAACTGACCCCGCGCAAGAGCTGCACGAAGCAATAATTAACGGTTTCCCCGGCGCACCACTAACCGACCTTGATGTTACAACCAAGACAGAGGCGCTACCTCAAACCCAAGGAAAGCCAGAGGTCATAACCTGGGTAACTATCACCGCAACCACAAGCGCCGCCGGTGCCTACTACCTGGCAGAAATCGCTAATCAATTAGCAGAGGAAAACGGATAGCATACGGTACAATAGACACGTAACATTCACAGAATGATTACGGCGTTGTTTCGAGTGGATCCTAGAACCACGAAACCCACACAGGATATTCCATAGCCCCGGCGACCGATAACGTAGGAGCCGGGGCTAACCCTTACCCAAGAAGTGAGGCCATGACCAACAAGCGAGATTCACGCTACCGCGCAGCACAACAGAAGTTCAAAGCACGCGCCGCCGCCGCTAACCTCCCCTGCAATATCTGTGGACACCCCATAGATTACGCACTACCGCACAACGACGAATGGGGAAGCGTAAACAACGACGCATTCGAGCTAGACCACCTCTACCCCGTAGCAACCCACAAAGAACTAGAACTAGACCCCGCCAATTTCCGCGCCACACACGCAGGGTGCAACCGCGCCAAAGGCAACAACCGGCAAACCGCAAAAACCAACCCCACAACCCGGCAATGGGTGAGGTAAACTAGAAACCGAACAAGAACACCCCAATAGAACACACATACCAAAAAGGGGCAGGGGCGGTAAAAAAATAGAACACACCTTCGACACCCAAACCTGGGCGCAGTGTCAATCTCCCCCCGCTGGAATTTGCCGGGCATCGCGCGCGCGATTATAGCATTTAGAGGTCTTTTCAATGAATATTTGGCGTATCGGCATGGTGAAGACCGTGCAGGAGTCGATTACCGCCGCCGTGAACGACGGCATCATCAAGAACGCAGATTCGGCTAAATGTGCGCTCGCTCTGAAATACGCGGCCGCGCTGGATGAAGCCTACGATTTGTACAATAGCGACGGCGGCGACTTTGACATGTTGCTAAAGACCCTGAATATTGCAGGGCCGAACCTCAATAAGGCTTTGGACTCTCTGGGTTGCGCCCCGTACTCTCGCAAGGACATGCAGGCGCAGGCGCAGGAAACCGACCGACTAGATGAGCTTATCGAGCAGCGCGGCAAGGAAGACCTCACGCTAGTTGCCCGTATCATGGCAGAGATTGACGGTGAAGATGCCTAAAGATTTTTCCAAGCTCAAGGGGCGGGCGGTGCCGCGCCTGTGGACGCGGCCGCTTCGTGAGCTTACGCCGCTAACTACCTTTGGCTTCGAGGCTATCCAATTTGCAGAGCGTGACCTAGGGCTAAATCTGCACCCGTGGCAGAAATGGTTTTTGTTGCACTCGCTAGAGCTGGAGCCTGGCCATGAGACGGGCGACCCGCTCCCCATGTTGCGCTATAAAACCGTGGTTCTTTTGGTTTCTCGACAGAACGGCAAATCATTTGTACTTTCCGCGCGCCTGTTGTGGCGTATGTTCATGTGGAATAAAGGCGTAAAGCCGCCGCTAATTCTGAGCACGGCGCATAAGCTGTCACTAGCGGAAGAGATTCTAGATGATGCGCACCGCACCGTATCCCTCTCTGAGATGCATGACCGCATAGCGCAAAGGTCTAATACCAACGGCAATAAGTTTTTTCGCCTGGATAACGGCGCGCGCTGGAAGTGCGAGGCGGCATCAGATGACGGCGGGCGCGGCCTGTCCGTAACTGATCTAGCCTTTGATGAGTTGCGCCAACAAAAAGAGTGGAGCGCATGGGCAGCTATGACCAACACGATTAACGCCGTTCAGTCTAGCCAGACTATCGCCGTGTCAAATGCAGGCGAGGCTAAAAGCGAGGTGTTGCGCTCGCTCCGTTCTAAAGCTCTTGAGGAGATAGGGGCGCGGGCGGCGGCAGAGAAACGCGGTGAAGACTATGCACCCTCCGACACGTCGCTAGGCTTGTTCGAGTGGAGCGCGCCGGATGATTGTGACATCTGGGACACCGCCGGGTGGTGCCAGGCTAACCCGTCGCTGGGACACCCTAACTCGATTACCGGCGATATGCTCGCATCGAAGGCCGCGTTAGTCGGTGAACCCGGCGCGGGTCTACCCGAACACAAGTTCAGGACTGAGAATCTGTGTCAGTGGGTGAACGTAACGTCGGATTCGCTGTTCAGTAGCGAGGAGCTGGACGCGTGCCTAGACCCTGAATCTATGATCGCGCCGGATAGCCCGGTGTATCTTTCGGTGGACGTTTCGCGCGATAGGAAGATGACGAGCCTAAGCATTGCCGGTTTTCGGGACGACGGGAAACCCCATGTAGAGTTTGTGACTCAACGAGCGTTCACCGAGTGGGTACCGGAATTTTTGGCTAACGGGTTAGCGTTCAAGCCCGCCGCTGTGATTATGCAGGGGCGCGGTTGCGCTGCATCTTCTCTAATCCCGTTTATTGAGCAGGCGGGTACGCCCGTTGTTCGGTGCGAGGGCGGCGACCTACCCAATGCCTACGGCCTCTTCTATGACCGCGTGATGGAAAAGTCGGTTAGCTGGATTGAGCAGGAAACGCTAGTAGGTGCGCTCTCTGAGATTCGCACGAAGAGCACGGGTGATGCGTTCCTATTCAACCGTGAGAAGTCGCCGGTTGATATTGCCCCGGCGTGCGCCGCCGCTTTCGCCCTATGGGGGTTACTGAACAGCGTAGCGGGCGCAAAGAAAGAGAGTGCGTATAATGAGGGTGAAATGTGGTATAAGCAAGAAGAAGTAGAGGACGAAGGGGGCAAATGGTGGTAGCGCCGGGTATTTCAAATATCGGTCACATTATTGTTGATGCGTTCCGCTCGCGTACCCCGCGTACAGCGGCGGCCTGGGACGGGCGACCTGTAGATATTTTCGTGAACGGCGGCGGCGGCTCTGATAATGTGTCACCGCAAAACGCGAGTTATGAATCAATGTACCGCTATCAGCCTCATTTGCGAACCGCTATTGACTTTCTCGCTTCCAATATTGCGCAGCTGTCGATTCACAGTTTTAAGCGCGGCGGTGATGGTTCGCGCTCGCGTGAAACCGAGTCGCTGGCACACGCCCGCCTCTCGCGTAACCCGAACCGGTACATGACCGGTTACGAATTGATCTACGCGCTGGTTGCTGATATGGCGCTGTACAATCGCGCCTATTGGTTTTTTGCACCCGGTGAAGACGGACGAACCGAGATTCACCCGTTCCCGGCGGGCTGGGTATCGCCGGTGTTTGCTGACTTCTCGACGGTTGATTACTACTCCGTGAAGGTTCCCGGCGGTTCCGAGGAGCTGAAAATCTCCCCTGATAATTGCGTGGCTTTTACCGGCTGGAGTCCCGGGCTAACGTCCCCGTCGTCTCCGGTGGATTCTTTGCGTCTGGTGCTTGAAGAGAATTACCATTCGCGCCGGTACCGTGTGCAGTTTTGGCGTAATCATGGCCGCGTGGGTACGTATCTTTCCCGCCCGGTGAACGCCCCGGATTGGGATAACACCGCCCGCCGGCGCTTCTATTCAATGTGGGAAGACTTTACGTCGGATACCGGCGCGCGCGCCGGATCTACCCCGCTTCTTGAAGATGGCATTGAGATTAAATCTAATGCGTTCAAGAGCGCAGATGAGGAATGGGCGGATAGCGTCCGTTTGAGTTTGCAGACCGTGGCACAGGTCTATCAGATCCCGCCTGGCATGGTTGGTGCTGATTCGACTGAATCCTACGGCAGCCTTAAAGAGCGAAACCGGATGCTGTTCAAGAACACTCTAGGCTCGCGTATCCGTTTTATTGAAGACCGCATCAATGCATTTGTTTTGCCGCTACTGGGAATTGACAATAGCGAATATTTCGTAGAGTTCAATACCGAGGGTATGCTACGCGGCGACTTTGAGACGCAGGCCGCTATCATGTCCACCGCTACCGGCGGCGCTTGGATGACTCGCAATGAATCCCGTGCGCTTATGAATTTGCCGCCGCTGAATATGCCCGGCGCGGATGAGCTGATTACCCCGCTAAACGTCGTGGTGGGTGGGCAGACCTCACCGCAAGACGGCGGCACCGCTTTTCAGGGCGGCGGAAAAAACCGAACAGTCATTCTAAAATTCTTGGAGCGGTGCGACCGCATCAAGACCGCGCGAGGAATTGATGATATGCCCTGGGATAGGCTCACCCGTGAACTAACGGATGACCTGGACGGCAACGCAGAATTTGCAAAGGGCATTACCGACGCGCTCGCTAAGATGCAGGGCGGCGCGTATATGGACATGGCGAATGAGTTTGAAGGAGAAAACGAATGACCATTCAGTTTAAGGACGCTACCGGATTCAAGGAGACCGAGGACGGCAGCGGCATTTTTGAGGGTTACGCCTCCGTGTTCGGCAACGTCGATAGCTACGGTGACAAGGTGATGCCCGGCGCGTTTACTAAGTCGCTGGCTAAGTCGTTCCCGAACGACGGCGCGGGTATCCCGTGCTATTGGTCTCATCGCATGGACGACCCCGAGTTCATTCTAGGAAAGACCATTAGCGCGGTTGAGGATGAGCACGGTCTCAAGGTGCGTGTAAGCCTTGACCTTGATAATCCGAAGGCGGCGGCCGCGTATCGTGCGTTGAAGGCGGGCGCGGTGAATCAAATGTCGTTCGCATATGAAGTCGTGGACTCGCATTTTATCCCTGAGAAGGGTGCTAAGTTCGGCGGCGTGAATGAGCTTCGAGAGTTGAATATTTTTGAAGTATCGGTAGTGCAGATTGGTGCGAACACCGCTACAAGTATTGACATGGTAAAATCGGCAATGAAGAACGGCGATTCTATTTCTATTTCTACCCCCGGTGCTATCGAGCAGCTGGAAGAAGTAGTAGACGTTCTTCGTAATATTATTGATTCCGCTAAGGCTGATAGTAGTGATGAGGAGCTGGATACGGCGGGTGACTCTGAGGAGCCGGAAACGGTCAATGAGCAGACCCCCGCGCCGGTCAAGTCGTGTACGCTCTCAGACTCAGAGCGCGAATATTTCAAGAACATTTTCAAGAAGTAAAGGAGTGGATATGTCCGAGACTAAGACTATTCACGAGCGCCTGGAAGAGGCACGAGTCAAGGGCGCGGCAGAGCTGGAAGCCGTAGAGCGCGGTGAAGGCGACGTGACCAAGCTCAAGGCAATTAGCGAGGAAGTAACCGAGCTGGAAGCGACTATCAAGGCGGCAGATGAAGCCCGCGCTATGTTTAAGAGCATGGGCACCGCACGCGAGTCCGTGAAGGCGGCAGAGGTTGATACCCCCGACGCTACTGGTTCGCTGGGTGAGCAGGTGGCCGCCGCGTTCATGAAGTCCGGTACTCTTTCGGCTCTGGGTGCGCAGGTTCAGCATACCCGAGGTGAGTTCTACTCTTCTAAGGCACCGGGCGACCCGACCACCACCGCTAACGCGGTTACCGGTAACGGTCTGACTAGTGCGCTTACCGACGTTGATAAGAACGTTGTTAAGCCGTACGCTCTTCCGTTCTCCGTCGCTTCGTGGCTGTCGAGCGGTACCATTTCCGGTAACTCTCTCACCTATTTTGTGGCTAACGAGTGGACTTCTTCGAGCGGCCGCCCCGGTGTCGTGGGTGAGAACGGCAAGAAGCCCGGCGCGACCGCGCCCGCGTTCGAGACTAAGACCCTCCCGCTCCGCAAGATCGCGGGCTGGGTTGCAGAGTCCGACGAGATGGCAGAGGACGTTGGTTTCTTGTCCTCGCTCATCAATGAGCAGCTTCTGGACGAGCTTAAGAAGGCCGAGGAAGAGCAGATTGTTTCTGGTACCGGTACCGGTAACGACCTCACCGGTATTCTCGCTACCCCGGGTATTTTCTCCGAGGCTGTAGCGACCACCGCCGCTAAGGACGTGCTGGAAAGCATGTACAAGGTTAAGACCAAGATTGAAGCGGCTTCCGGTATGTCGGTTGATGCGGTCATCGTGAATCCCGAAGATATCGCGGGTATTCGCCTGGCGACCGACTCTAACGGTCAGTATCTCTTTGGTGGCCCCGCGTACGCGCCCTATGGCAATGGCCCGTTTGTTGCAGACCTGAACGCGTTCGGTGTGCCTATTTACGTGTCTAAGGCTGTACCGCCTAAGACCGTTCTTGTCGGTAGCTCTAAGGGCGCTACTGTGTACCGCAAGGGCGGCGTACGTATGGAAGTCTCGAACAATGTTAATGATGACTTCCTGTACAACCGCTTCCGCGTCCTCGCTGAGGAACGCCTGTTGCTGGCAGTCAAGCAGCCGAAGGCGTTCGGTAAGCTCACCTTGAAGTAAAACGGTTATTCCTTTTGAGAGGGGGAAATAATGCGCTATCCGTCGCTTGCTAACACTAATGTTCCGGTGAATCTTGATGAAGCCGCCGGGGAAATGGTACGCGGCTATTGTGGCTGGCATGTTTCCCCCTCGCTTGAGGAGACGTTTAGGCTGGACGGTACCGGCGGTAACCGCTTCCATTTGCCGAGTAACCATGTCGAGAATGTCCATTCTGTTTTTGTGGACGGCGTGCAGGTGAACGACTATTCGTTTTCAACGGATGGTTGGGTACAGCTCCCGCCCGGCATGGTTACCCCGCGTAAGCCCGGCGCGGTGGTTGTGACCGCACGGCATGGCTGGGATTACGTCCCGGCGGTGCAGTCTGTCATTAAGTCGGTTCGGCAGCGTTTGGAGATGGACGCGGGCAACATCACGAGCCAACGCGCGGGTACGCAGTACGTGGCCTATGGCTCTCGCAATGGTGAGTCTACCGGCGGCTATCTCTTGCAGACTGAGCGCGCGGCGCTC